TTAAGTGGTTCCACGCTCAAGTGCGTTCCTCCTGCCGGGCGGTTGAACGACCGGCAGTTCATGGTCGTAGCGCTGCCGCATCGTTTCGGTAACGTGGCCCCCTGCAGCCTTGTTGTCCCCGTCCGTGATGCCCCGGTGTTTGAGCCCGTGCAGTGCGAAGCGCTCGCTCTTGGAGATCACCCCGACGCGAATCGCCTCGGTAATGAAGCGCTGCCAGGCACTGTCGAGGGCAGACTTGGTGATGGGATCGCCACCTCGCTCCACCAGCAAGAACCTGTCGCTAGCGCGCAGCGGAACAGGGCGCACGCGGCCCTTCCGGTTCCAGATGCGATGGCGCCGCGCCAGCAGCTGATCCCATGCTTCGATCATCGCTTCATCCCACTCCGTCACGTTGTCACGCGATCCTTTGCGGCGATTGCTACGCACCCCTTCGACTTGGCGGTGCGCGTCGGTCAGCGTGCAGACCTCGATACCGCGCAGACGAACGCTGTAGGCCAGGATCATTACCGGGGCCAGGTAGTCGGGGAAGCTGCCCTTGGCGTTGGATGGGAGCGCGCCGCGTTCGCGCGCGAACGCCAGCACTGCGCGGAACGCTTCCTGCGAAGGCATGCGTGCATCGCCGCGTTCTTTTGCTTGGCGCACGCCCTTGGCCGGGTTGGTCTTGCAGTAGCCCATTCGGACACCCCAGGACAGGGTAAGCCGCAGGTACCGGTGCAGATGATTGGCCTTGCTGGGGTACGCCGGCAAAGCGGGCTGAGTACGATTCGCTGGCCGGCCAGCAGCAAACGTCTCCACCAGCCGCTGCACGACGGGAGTTGTGATGCGGTCGAGCTGAATTGATCCCAGCAAGGTTCCGTCAGGACGAACATAGTCGGCCAGCACGTCAGCGTAGCCCTTGTAGTTCTTGCGGGTGCCCGCCGCGAGCCGCTTGAAATCGCTGGATTCGTGGTAGCGGTCGAAGAGGAAGCGTAGCGTGCCGCGACCCACGCCCGTGCGGATTTCTTCCACGATGGCGTGCAGATCAGACAGGCGGGCGCTGGCGTGGGCGACCGTGCGCTTCACGCGCCGGCCGCCCTCCGCGTGATCTTGGTAGACGAACCAGCGGTCGTCGTGCCAGTAGATCCCCTTCGGCAACGCGTCCTGCTCAATGTGCCCAGGTATGGCTGGGTTGAACTTCCTTTTTCGGCCGCGTGTCATCAGATGTTGTCCTCTTCCCTTACGTCTTCGTGCTGCGGTTCCGTCAACCCCAGCGCCGCGTTCACCGCGTCGAGGGTGGTCCAGATTCGGCCTCGGCGGTCGTATTTGTAGCGGATGCCTTCCCTGTCTGCCCAGCGGCGGACGGTGACGGCCCTTGGGGGAGGGCCGTCGGGAGCGCAGATCCGCTGCAGGTCTGTGAAGTGCAGGATCTGCGCCATGCTCAAGCCCTCCCTGCGGCGAACAATTTCATCTGTAACACGTTGCTCGGTAAGGGTTCCTCCACTGCCGCGGCGGTCGGCTGCAGGCCGTGTTGCTTGTGCCAGTGCGCCCACGCCAGATCGAACGACGGGTGCTTCGCCGTGGTGCTGCAACGGCATTCGATGAGGTGGCCACCGCCCGCGCCCTCGCGGCGCAGATCGTGGATGTACCGTGCCGGGTGGCTATCCGGGCAGGCAGGGAGGGTGCGCGGTGGCGTCTTCTGTCGCTGTGTCATGCGGCCTCCCGCGCGCCGCCACAGGCGACACAGGGCGCCTCCAGCGCGGAAGTCACGGCGGCGATGTACGCGCCTTGAGCAAAGGGGCTGGTGCCGGCCAGGATGTCGCCAGCGACGTGAGGCAGACCGGCGTTCTCGAACTCAGCGGCGAGGAAGAGGCGGGCAGTATCGCTATCAGCCATGGGCCACCTCCCGACGGACGGCCATAGGGGTGCGGTGACGCAGCGCCTGTGGGATCTGGCCCACGGCCAGGCCGCTGTGCCGGCGGCGGGGCGGGCGCGTCTGCCACATCCTGAGCATGGTGGCGCCGGCGACCGGCAGCAGCACGCACATGGCCAACAGGCCGACGAAATCAGCCATTGGCCACCTCCTGCGCCGCCTGCGCCACGGCAGCGGCCGTAGCCCGCTTGCCGGGCAGCATGTTGGCCACCTTGTAGGGGAAGGGCACGCGGCTGGCCAGGTCTGCAAGCTCGGGCGAAATCCAGCCGGTTTCTTCGTTGAAATCGTTGCCCTTCACCATTTCCCAGCCCTTCCTGCTGCCCTTGCGGCGCTCGAACACGCACTGCGCGATCTTGGCTGGTCCCATGTTCAGCATCGCCGTGGCGATCACGCGGTTGTGGGTGACATGCAGGGTGATGGTTGCGCTGGCTTCGGATTCGCCGCCGTTACCAACATTCACACGGTTACGCACACCCGTGATAGCCTCCGCCCCGGGTCCGGTGCTGGAATCCAGCGACTTTGCGAGGGTGGTCATGGCTTTGCCTGTCATCTGTTGCATGGTTCTCTCCTGAACTTCGTTGGTGGATGGCCTTGGGGGCGGTGTTGGCGCACTCCCCGCCGGGCCTTTGCTGTTGCTACGGGTGTTACTTCTGGAACACCCAGCACTTCACGGTGCTGCTGAGCAGTTGGGTTGATCGGATCGCGCTGTTCACGGCGGTATTGGCGCTGATGAATTTGTGGCGCTTCGACTCGACCAGCAGCCGTCGCAGGTCGCCAATGTCGGGCACCTGCTGGCCGTAGTAGCCAGCCTTCTGAATGAACTCGTTGAGGTTGATGGCGATACGGCTTTCTTCGCGCGAATGGTTCAGCACGCTGCGCTTGTCGCCACTGGCCTGCATCTCGATGTACTCGAACGCATCCCAGAATTCGGAGACGATGCGGTGATCGGCGCCGATGGCGTCCTGACGTTCGGTGGCCATCTTGACCAGGGCGTCCCGCGTATCGCGCACCATGTTCTCCGGCAGGTTCACCACCAGCCGCAGTGCATCGAGCAGTGCAAGCATCTGCGCGTGGTTCTTGATGATGCGCTCGACACGCAGCTCCTTTTCCTCGCGCAACCTGGCTTCGTAGAAGCGCACGCGCTCGGCGAACTTCTCCATCACGGCGGCTTCCGCTTTGAGCGCGGCGAGCAGGAAGTAGCTCAGCTTCTCCACCGGCAGTGCATTGAGATTGTCGGCGGCCTGCCGGCTCTCGGTCGTCGCGGTCGGCTTCTTGAAATGCAACTTGACGATGCGTGTCAGGATGGCCTCGCTGCCATCAACGGGCGCGTTCTGGCTGATGACGATGGTCCCCTGGAACGGCGGCTCGTAGGTTTCGTTGCCCCCGTTGCGCACGCCACGCGTGGCCAGGGTGCCGCCGCCGTAGTAGTCCTTCAGTTCGTCCCACTCGAACGACTTGGCGTGTGCCTTATCGCCGCTATCGCTGCGGTCGGCCTCCAGCAGCACGATGGGCATGCCGGAAATCTGCCCCATGGCGCGGGCGCGACCGGCCTTCGTGGACTTCGCGGGGTCAAAGCCTTCATGGTCCGCACGGGCCAGCAGCTTCCACAGGAAGTTGAGCAGCGTGGTCTTGCCGGCTCCGGCCTCGCCCGTGGCTTCCAAGAACGGGAACGACTTGTGACTGCTGCGGATCTGATTGGCATACAGCGAGCCAAACCAGAACGTGAGGGCCACAATTCCGTGGGTGCCGAAGCAGGTCCAGAGCCAGCCGAGCCAGTCGGTGGAGTAGTTTTCGTGATCGCGTTGAATGTCCATGCGGATTGACCTCTGTGTGGTTTTGATGCGCAGCTTGTTGAACTCGAAGTAGTCCTCGGCATTAGCGAGGGTCACCTCGCCGGCGCGCACGGCCAGGTCGGGGAAGATGTACGCCTTGTGGTCAGGGCTGTAGCCGACGAAATCGACCGTATCGACCTTTTTGATGTTGAACAGCTGGTCTTCCATCATTCGGTCCAGCTGCTGGCCGCCGCCGCTGAACACGGCGCCCTGCGCAAGGCTGATGATTCGCTTCTTGAACTCGGTAGCGCTGGCCACCTGAGCGCCGGTGAAGGTGCCTTTGACCGACGGTGCGTCGTGGGGGAAGTCAACACGGAAGTAGTACCAGCTTTCGTCGGTCGCTTCGTGGCGTTGGAAGTAGAGGGCTTCGGGATAGCAGTTGGCGATCTGCTGCACCGACGCACAGGCGCGCCGGATCTTGGCTTCGGTCTCTTCGCTGACCGCTCCCTCTTCGTCATCGGGGTTCTTCTCCCGCATCATCTTGTCGAAGCGCACCGCGTCGAACTCGAACCAGAACAGGCGCGAGGCGAACTCGATGTGGAACTCGGTCTTCTGCTCGCGCTGATAGATGACCAGCCCCTTGTCCACGGCCGTGCGCGCCATCAGCACGGCGCCGTTGTGGCGCGCTTGGTCGAGGTCGGCCTGCCACTGTGCGTCGCCGTCCTCTGCCGCCTGCGCGCGCAGGTGCAGATCGTTCCAGTCGGTTTTCTTGTCGCCTACCTGCTCGATCTGCGCAGCCATGCACCGATAGCCCAGCTTCTCGGCCCGGCGCGCGTGCTTGATGGTGTAGGCGCGGGCGCCCGGCTCGTTGTCCAATCCCCACACCAGCACCGGCAGATCGCCCGGGCGTGCGGCCTTCAGTTCCTTGAGGGATTGCTCGGGATAGGCGTTGCTAGACATTGCCGCAACGGCGCAGATGCCGCGCTGCAGGAGGGCAATGGCGTCGAAGATGCCCTCCACGATCCAGACTTCGCGGGCGGTACGCAGTTGGTCGTGAGCGGCCGCGCCCCACCACACCCCCGCGTAGCTCTCGCCCGGCGCAAAACGGGCCTTCATCTTGCCGAACCGGTGGGGGCGGTCGATCAGACGTTCCCACCAACCTCCTTTCACCAAGGGGAAGCGGACTGTGGCCGTGCCCTGGCGCTTCGCGCGGTCGTAGTAGTCCTCTTGGGTGTAGAGACCCTTCAACGGCTTGACGCTGAATCCGCGGGCGGTGGCCAGGTACGCGTCGGCTGCGGCATGCGGCGCCTGCGGCGTCTGCGGGTTGGTCTTGGAGTAGTCGTCGAATAGGTCGTCGTAGAGGTCGCGTACGCGCACCTCTTGGCCGCACTTGGCCTGTCGGCCGCAGCGCAGCACCCACGGCTTGAGGTAGCTGGTGTAAAGCTCCTTCCTGCCGCAGTGAGGGCACTTGCCCCCGCGCATGTACTCGGTGCCGCTACGATGCTTAAGGCCATAGTCGCGCTGGACGCGCGACAGTACCTGTTGGCGGATTTCTTCTTGCATGGCGGCTCAGCCTTCGTTCGCCGCATGAGCGGCGGTGCGGTGGTGTTGCATGGCTCTCTCCTGACCAACCCCGGCCGCGTTGGCGCGCCGCCGGGATCGGGGTGGGGGTCTTACTCGACTGCGGGGCGGGATCGGCCGAGAATCGCGGCGAGGTCTTCGGCCATGTACTTCGCTACGGCTGAGGTGTGATCGGCCTCGATTTCCAGCATCTTTGCGGCTTCGCTGGGCAGCTTGGCCAGCAGCTCGGCTGCAGCTGCGATGCGGCACAGGCGCAGATAGTCGGCAAGGCTGATGACCTGGTCGCCGCGATCCACTGGATCGGGCAGCACAGGCGTATGCCCGTTGCTGCTGGCCATCAGTTCACCCCGCCTGGGTAGCTTTCGCCTGTGCGCAGCCACTGGAAGAAGCGCTCGGCCTCACCCTTAGCGAGCAGGTAGACGACGGTTCCGATCTGGATTCCCCCGCTAGCAGTCCGCAGCACATTGCGTGAGTGATGCGCGGTGAAGGTCGCGGCGGTGTCCGTCTCGATGTGTACCAAGGCCAGAAACAGAATCTTGTGCTGGTCGAAAGAGGCGCGCAGGCCGAAGCCGGGGATCTGCATTTCCAGCAGGATGACCGGGCGCAGGCAAGGCTCTGGAATGGTGACGTTGGAAGGGGGCGCCATCAGTGCACCACCTTGTCGTCGGTGCCCGGCGCGTGGCCGCTGGCGTCACAGGTGGCGTTGTAGGCGGCGAGTACGTCGCCCAGGGTGATCGCGAGCGGGCACACGCCGACGGCGAGCAGGCGGGAAATGAACGCCTGATACGCATCGTGGGGCCATTCGAGGGCGTCGGCGATCAGGCCGAATGTGAGCGAAAGCTGACGCGCGGCAGGATTGCCGGGCGTGGAAGGGGCGCCATGAGGCATGGAGACGTCTCCTGTATCCGAGGTGTGGCCTCGGCGAGACGTTTCTAAGCGCCGCACCGAGGAAGTCGGGAGGTTAGAAACCGGGATACAGACCGGCCGACAGCTTTCCCCATGCGGGTGTTGTATCGCTGCCGCCTCCCGACGCAGAAAAACGTCGGTGCGCTCGTTTTGCAGGCGCAAAAAAACCGCGATGCTGACGGGCGCGGATGCCGCTGTATCCTCGGAGTTTCTAAGCTCCTTGGCGCAGATCCTGCTCCCCGTCCTTGGGGAAGTCAAGTAAATCTGTGTAGAAATGTGCAGATCGGTTCGAGTGGCGGACAGGTTCATGCGGTCACCTCCACGGCAGTGATCGACGGCAGCTGCTCGTAGGCACCGCCGCGTGCGATGTGCGCCATGACCAGGGCGCGAAGCGCTGCGGCATCGCGCTGCTTCTGTGCATAGGGCACGTACTCGGCACGCACCGGAGCGGTGACGAAGCTCGGCTCCATTGCCGAGGACCATCCATCAAATTGAGTCTTGTGGCGCATCACGGGCGCAGCACTCCCTTGCTGGCGCCATCGGGCGCCAGGTCAGTTGGTTATGGAAGGGAAAAGGTGGATCAGGTGGCGGGGTGTTCGCCGCCGTCCTGTGGTGTCGCTTGGGGACCGTCAATCCAATCCAGCTGCATTTCGCCCCGGTCCTCTTTCCAGCGTTGCAGCAGCAGGGCGCGTTCGTAGCCGGGCGTCTGCGGTAGTTCGCAGGCTGGGGCGTTGGGCATGCCGCTGGGGCTGGAAATGCTGGTCAGTTCAGAGTGCCCGGTGTAAGTGGCGCCGCATACCGGGTTTTGGCACACATAGGCGTCGGTGCGCAGATGGCGGTGCTGTAGGGCGCTAGTGCGCTTCGTCAACGGTGTGCCGCATGCGTCACAGGTGAAGATGGCGCGCTGGCCCATGACGGCACTCATGCCTTGCCCCGGCCCTTGGACGCCTTCTTGGCGGCAGTCTTCTTAACAAGGGCATTGCGGGGTTTGCCCTTGGCCGTGCGAACACGGGTGGAAACGGACGAATCTGTGTGAGAATCAGGGGCGGCTTTCATGCCGAGAGCGACGGCGGCATCGTGGGTCTTTCCGATCCTGCACTTGCTGCTGCTGCGCAAAGCGTTGTTCACGGCATTTCGGTCCAGCCCGTGCCTCTCCGCGAAAGCGGTCACGGACAGGCCGTTGTCGATCAGCCACCGCCGGGCTTGTTCGGCAGTGCGCAACGCTGGTGCTGCGGTACGTCGTTTGGCGTTCATTCCGTTTGCCCTGTGTATTTCTAGGCGGAATGGTGGTGAAGTTAACTGCACCTGTCAAGGGGGTAATTGCGTGTCTGTAGGTATTCGCCTGAAAGAAGAACGGAAGCGGCTGGGTCTGACCCAGGAGGCCATGGGACTGGCCTGCGGTGTTGCCAAGCGCACGCAGATTCTGTTCGAGCAAGACGCCCACCTGCCCGGTGGTGCGTACTTTGTCGCGGCCGATGAACTCGGCGTTGATGTGACCTACGTGCTGGTGGGGCGCCGCGAGCGCCTGGCCGAGGCTGACGCGGATCTGCTCGATGCTTGGCGCAATGCGTCGGCTTCGGCACGTGCCGCCGTGATGGCCGCGCTGCGCGGTGTTACGCCGGCGGCGACAACAGCTGCGCCCCGGACCAGCTTCGAGAACACCAGCATCGGCCAGCAGATCAGCGGCGACGTGGATCTGCGCGGGCAGAAGGTCGTTGTCAAGGCTCCGAAAGGATCAAAGAAAGCCACCCGCTGAGGCTTACCCTGCATCGCATTCAGGCCGCTAACTCGCCCGTACAGGGCGCCGGTGGGGCGCGGCTTTCGATGTGAGGGAATATGGGTTGCAGCAGTAATGGGAAGCTTGGTGAGGTGGTGTGCGTGTGCGGTGGCAGTACCGTGTTCGAGGGGGCCGTGATCGGCCAAGTGTTCACCGGCAATGTACAGATGCTCTGCCCGCATGCTGGCCGATGCGATGAAGCAGATGGTAGAGACGCTCCGCACAGAGGCTCAGTCAAATGGTCATTGCCAGATGCATTCAGCCTATTCGTGATCTGGCACTGCATCTGCATTTTTTTTTTGCAAACAGGAGCATGCGGTTTGCAGCAGTTCTTGTGCGCAGCCGGATCCTCTCTAGCAGCATCGCTTTCGTGTACTGCAATACAGTTCCTGCGTTGGTGGCTGCGCACTAGATCGCTCAGGTTGCGAGCAGATCGCTAGTGTGTCCGGTACCAGTGTGCTTGGAGTTGGGTCCGTCTTCACTAGGCTCGATAGGTGAAAAAAATGAAAGATATGTTTCCTGGCTTCTATGCCCCGTCCGAGGATGAGTTGACTTCCTTATGGAAGGAGGGCGTCTTCATTCTCGACGCGAGTGTACTGTTGCAGCTCTACGCACTCCCGGAGAGAACCCGCAACGAGACCTTTGAAGTGCTGCAGCGCTTGCAAGCTCGACTATGGGTGCCTCACCAAGCAGCACTGGAGTTTCAACGCAATCGGCCACGAGTGATTGGTGCGGCTCGCGCCGCAGCAAATCAGTCTTTGGAGCCAATGCAGGCGGCGCTCAATGCATTCACTGACGCGGTGCGCAGCATGCGGCTAGACGAGCGAGGCCATCAGGACGCGCTGACGCTCTTACAAGAAGTGTCTCAAACAGGTGGGCGCATCATTGAGGCAGCTAAAGCGGCGGTTGCAAGCCACGTTGATATCGACGGAGCTGATCCCGTCCGCGATAAGCTGGATGAGCTACTAGCAGGCAGGATCGGCGACCCGCCTGATGCCAAGACGTTGGATAGCTGGAACCGCGAGGCCGAGGAGAGGTTTAGACATCGAATGGGCCCAGGCTACCTGGACGAAGGAAAGATGAAAAACCCGACCTATATGGTGGGTGGGCTTGTCTTCGATAAGCGGTATGGTGACTTCGTTCTCTGGCAGCAGACAATTTCTCATGTGACCGAACAGAATATCGGCGGAGTAGTCCTCGTTACAAATGATCGCAAAGGCGACTGGTGGCGCATAACAGACCACGGAGTGGCCGGCCCACTCCCTGAGCTTTGCGAAGAGATCCGCAGGAAAGCAAAGCTCAACAGATTCTGGATGTATGACCTCGAGAACTTCTTGCGGGTTGCGGCTCGACGAATAAGTGTAACTGTGTCAAACACCACCTTCGAAGACGTTGCGGAATCCAACGCTAACAGTGCTGCTGACGCTGAAGTCGTTATCCATGCCGGCGGCCACGTCAGTCCTGTCTCCCAAAGTCGCCCGCGAGGCCTTGGAGGCTTAGTGCGAATGAAAGACGAACTTAAGAGGGTGCTCTTGTCGAGAAGCTTTCTTGTCGTCGATAGTCAGCCATCCCTGGCGGTGGGATATGTGCCATCGATGAATGGGGCGCGGCTAGGCATAGCTGTAGCGGCTACGCGATTCCGTGAAGGTTTTGCGGGGGAAGTGCGAGACGCTTTGGAGTCCATGACTGCCATGGTGGGGTCTGTATCCGCCATCAATATCTATGTGCGCTCATTCGGCGAAAGTAGTGTTGCCCGGGAGGAAGATGTTTCAAGATTGATCTTAGCCAATCTCACGGAGAGTGGGATTTCCAACCTATCCCTTACGATTCGATTCGGCGTAGGTGCGCTCTATCGAACCATCCTCGACGCCCAGCTCGATGGCTGAGTTCGAGGCATGAGAGGGTGGAACTGGAATTGGTGGATATGCGTTGGAGAGTGGAATGATCTACCACTGCAAAGAATGCGATGAACATCGGCACTTCGAATCAATTGACGTAGTAGTTGTTCCGGACTCCATCATGAGCGATGAGTTCACCCTTGCTCGCTGCAAGGAGTGCGGATATCCATCCTTGTTCATTAGACAGGATTGGAGCGGCGACGGTTTCGATGACGATGAATACTATCGTGTCTATCCGGCACACGAGCGTGCTTTGAACTTTAAAGTCCCGCCGTTGGTCAAGGACTCTTACAACGAGGCGACGCGTTGCGAAACGCACAAGCTCTGGACTGCGTGTGTAGTCATGGTGGGGCGAACGCTAGAGGCAGTCGCCAAAGAGCATATGCCCGAGGTCAAGACTATGGCTGGAGGCCTCGCCAAGATGCTATCGGCAGGCATCATCAGCCAGGAGCTCTACGATTGGTCCAGTGAGCTTCGAGTTCTGCGCAATTTTGGTGCCCACGCGACAGGCCAGAAGATCACTGCACAAGACGCGAAGGAATCCATGGACTTCCTCCGAGCAATTTTGGAGACCATCTACCATATGCGTCCGAAGTTCAAGCAGATGCAAGAGCGCAGGGCAGGAGGTAAGGGGAAGGCGGATTAATCAAGCCTGATGCTCCAGCTCCAGCGCTGTCCTGAAACCCCCGCTCCCGTCGATCGTGTGGGTGACCTTGGATACCAGCCAGTCGGTGCCATCAATCTCCGGCTTGAAGCCGCTAACGGTGACCGTCTGCTCAGGGTAGATATCGGCGCGGCCCAGCGCGAGCGTGTAGCTCAGCTGGGCCGTACCGCGACCCAGCCGTTTGAACTCAGCCTCCGCCTGCTGACGCGCTTCGTCGGCGTTGGCATAGGTGGCCTGCAGCTTCTTCTCATTCTCTGAGGTGCCCACCAGCACGCCTGTGCGGCGGGCGCCCTTGCGGTCGCCCCAGTACGCGCGCACGCCGGAGTACTTCTCCCGGTCGGCTACGCTGTAGCGGTGCTGGTCACCACTGGCGCGGGTGATCTGAACGCCTGGCAGCGGCTCGCCGCTGGCCGTGGTGCCGGCGCCGATGGGCGAGAAGATCAATGTGCCGGCCTTGATCGTGGCCACCGCGTCGAAGCGCTTGCCCAGCCGGGTGAGTAGGTTGATGTCGCTCTCGTTGGCCTGGTCGAGGTGGGGAATGGGCTGGCGCGCCAGATCCGCGGCCACCGCCAGCCGCAGGGAATGCTCCCCGGCAATGGCGCCGACGATATCGCCCAGGGTGGTGTTATGCCAGCTGCGCTCACGTCGGTTGCGCACGGCGCCGGTCAGGTTCGCGGATCGCGCGCGGATGGTGAGGATGTCGGGCGAGCCGCTGTGCTCCACGTCGTCCACCACATAGGTGCCCTTGTCGAACAGGCCACTGCCTTCCCAGCCGATGGCCACCTGCAGCTCGACGCCGCGACGCGGCAGCGCCAAGCGCCCATCATGGTCGTGTAGGCGCAGGTCGATCTGGTCGGCCTCATCGCCACGGCTCTCCGACAGCGACAGATCGAGCAGGCGCGGCGCGAGACGGCTGGTCAGATCCACGCCGTCGAGCACTACGCGCCATGCAGGAATCGGGTACGCGGTGGCCCTCATGCCGGCACCTCGGCGGCGGAGCCATCATCGTCCCGTTCGAGCTGCAGCTGAAACTCGATCAGGCGCGGCGTGCCATCGGGGAACAGCTCCTTGCGGGTCTCGTTGAGGCTGACCAGCAGATAGGCGCCATATACGCGGCCCGTGCCCTCGACCAACGCCTGCGGCTTGCCTTCGTCGGCCAGGGCGCGCAGTTCATCCAGCGCGTCGAGGTTGGCCGCCAGCTCGCCGGCGATCACGCCCTGCAGACTGATCGTGTCCTCGCCCAGGCCAACGTACTGCCGAGCCGGACGGGCATGCAGGCGTTCGCTGCTGGCGTGGCGCCAACTCATTTGCCGCTGCAGCTGCTCGTAAGCGGCTGTGGGCAGGGAGAATATAAAGGTGCCATAGCTCATCATCATGGGGGCGAATCTCAGTCGGTCAGGCGGGAGGCGCGCCGGCTGGCCTTCTCGCGCTCGATCTTCTCGATCTCGGCGCGCACTTGGGCAGCAATACCCGGGCCATCTGTGCCAGCGGGCACGGTGATCTGGATGGTGTAGCTGGAACCGCCGGACGCGCCCGCTGCGGCCGCCGCAGCGCCGGGGGAGATCACCGGGGAGGCCCCAGCCATCACCGGCATTGCAGCCGCTCCCAGCGCGATACCGGCGCCGGCCTGTTTCATGCGGTCGCCCAGGCTTGCCACCTGCGAAAGTGGCTCGCCCTGGCTGCGGTCGAGACCGCCGGCCAGGCCCTGCATGGTGAAGTCACCGAACTGCGCGAACACGCGCGAGGGGCTGTGGATGCCCAGCATGCCCTTGAACTTCCCGACCACGCCCGAGGCGATGCCGGCGACGGCGTCCATGGCTGCGCTGCCTTTGGACACGATGCCGTTGACCAGGCCCTGCACCATGTCGATGCCGGCCTGCATCATCTGCGCCGGCCAGCCGAGCAGGATCTGATTGACGCCGGCCCACATCGCGCTCAGGCCCGAACGGATCTTCTCGCCGTTACCGGTGAACAGACCCACGATCAGATTCCACGCGCCCTGCAGGTACGTCCATGCACCACCGACGGCGTTCTGGATCACCGGCAGGATCGTGGTAAAGGCGCTGACCAGCCAGCCGATGGCCTTCACAGCCATGCGCAGGTTCACGGTCAGCACGGTGCCCAGGATCTGGCCGAAGCCGCGTCCGGCATCGGTGGCGCCCTGCAGCTGCTCGCTGGTGGCTTCGAACGGGGCGAACAGCTTCTTGACCCAATCCCATGCCTTGCCCATGGCGTCGGACACCATGTCCCACACCGGGCCGAGCGGTTCGAGCGCAGTGGCCAGCTCATCCATGATCGGGCTGACCACGTCGAGAATGCCCTGCCACGTGCCGATCATGAACGCCTTGATCGGTTCCCAGTACTTCCACACCAGCGCCGCCACCACCGCGACAGCAGCGCCGATGGCCAGCACCGGCAGGCTGATGCCGCCGAGCAGTGGCAGCAGCATGCGGCCGACGTTGAACAGCATTGGGAACGCGCGCCCGCCCAGCGAAAGTACCTGGCCGACCAGCTTGCCCAGACCGCCGCCGCCGCTGAGCAGCGTTACAGCCTTGTGGATCTGCGTCAGCGCCATCGCACCGAAACCACCGGCCACCAGCAGGCCACCCAGCGCCACGGCCAGGGCAGTACCGCTGATGACCAGCTTGGCGATGGTGGCCACCAGCTGTGGGTTGTTTTTCACCCACTCGGCCATGCGGTCGGCGACCTTGGCCACCCGTGCGGCCAGTTCCTTCACCGTAGGCAGCAGGGTCTTGCCGATGCGCTGGGAAAGCACGATGGCGCTGTTCTTCAGCAGGATCAGGCCGTTCTCCGCCGTACCAACGCGCGCGGCGTACTCGGCGTTCATCGAGCCGCCGTACTTCTGCTCATCGGCGACCTTGCCAAAGTTCTCTTTCAGCAGGTCGAGGTTGGTCAGCAGCGGAGCGATCGCGCCGATGGACTCGCGTCCAAACAGCTGTGTCATCGTCGCCGCCTGCTCCGCCTTGGGCAGCTGCTTGAGTTTCTCCAGCACGTCGAGAATGGCGCCGCCGGCGTCGTCCTGCATCGCCTTGGCTAGGTCGCCCGCCTTGAGGCCGAGCTTGTCGAACGATGCCACCTGACGGGCCGTTGCCGCCTCGCCCGATGACAGGGTGAGCAGCATGTTCTTGATGCCCGTGGCCGACACTTCCGACTCGATGCCCATACCGGCCACCGTGGCACCCAGCGCAGCCAGCGGGCCGCTACCGAGGCCGGCGACCTCACCGAGCGCACCGATACGGTTCACCACCTCGCTGATCTTCTGGACGCTGGCCGGGCCGGTGTTGCCCAGGTAGTTGATCTTGTCGGCCAGCACGACAACGTCATCCTGGCCCATGCGGAAGGCGGTGCGCCAAGTGGCCATCGTCTGGCCGGCGTCTTCGGCGGTGGTGTCGAAGGCCACGCCCATCTTCGCCGCGTCCTCGGCGAAGCGGGTCAGCTCGTTGCTGGCAATGCCAGCCTGGCCAGCGGCGGCGACGATCTTGGCAATGTCGGTGGGCACCATTGGCAGGCGCCGGGACAGTTCCTGAATATCGTTGCCCATCTTCTCGAAGCCGTCGGGTGTGTCGAAGTCGACCACCTTCTTGACGTCGGCCATGGCGGACTCGAACTCCATGGCCTGAGCGATGGGCAAACCCTGGGCGCGCAGCGCACCGAATGCGGCCAGTGCGACGCCAGCGCCGTGGGCTGCTGCGCTCATGCCGGCGCTGTGGATCTTCTGGCTACGCGCCTGAGCCGCATCCAGTGCGGCCAGGCGAGTGCGCTGTTGTTCCATCTGCTGCGAGGCGGCAGCGATATCGGTGCGTAGCTTGCGCTCATGGGCGCCGAGCTGGCGCGTGCTGATGCCAGCACGATCCAGACCGGAGCGCAGACGCTGCAGCTCGACGGCCTGCTGCTGATGCTGGTTCTTCAGCTGGGCGGCGGCGGTCTTGGCCTGAGCGAACTCACGGCTGAGTTTGCGGGTCGTTGTGCCAGCGGTGGCCATCTGCCGGACCAGGGCGGCGACGCGGACCTGGGCCTCTTGATAGCGCTGCTGGGTGGACCGCATAGCCTGTTGCTGCTGGCGGTACGCGCTCACATCGCGCTGGGCGCTATTGAGCCGGCGCAGCGTCGCCTGCTGCTCCTGCAGGGCGCCGGCCAGCCCTTGCTGCCAGCCATGACCTTGCGGAAGGGCGCTGTAGCTTGGTCGAGTGCCTGCAGGACTACCTGCAGGCGAAGGTTGCCGCCGCTCATGCGACGACAACCGGCGCGCCACCTACGGCGGCGTGGTATCGGACGGATCGGGAGCGAACGCGGCCAGCAGGCGGCAGAGCGCGCTCAACGCCCACACCAGCAGCGCCAGGACGAACCCGAGCAGGAGCAGCGCAACAACGATGGCGATCACGGTGACCATGGGTGGACGGTATCACGGCTCGGCTCCACTTCTTACACGGGCGCGCTCGCGCCATTCGATCAGTTCAGACAGCGAAAGGGCCGATAATTCGGTAAGCGTGAACGGAAAGATCACCGCGATATCGGCCATGTAATCCTCTACACACCGAGGAATTCCTGCTGCGCCCTCGGCAAGAAAAAACCTGCCGTCGCGGTGCCGATGGCGACCAGGTCGGCGGGGTCCAGCTTGTTCACATCAGCAGCGGTCAGGGTCGGCTCGGTGATGCGCGGCAGCAGCGTGGCCACCGCGCCCACGTCCATCTGCAGCAGATCCACCAGCTTGATGCCGCGCAGCTCGCCGGCATTGGGCTTGCGCAGCGTGATGGTGTCGATGGTCTGCTCGCCGCGCTGGATGGGATAGTCGAGCGCGATGGTGTTCGGGGCGATGGCGATGTGGGTCTTGGCGGTCATGGTGCGTCTCTCTCAGGAAGGGGGGGGCGGCCGGGCCATGGAGCGGCTCGGCGCTTAGGGGATCAGGCGCCAATGGCGCGGCGCTGGGCGGCGAGCAGGTCCACGCCGTTCACGATGAACACCATGCCGACCATGTCGATTTCGATCTCGGTGCGGCCGTTGATGCTCAGCTTGTAGTAGCTGGCCGAGGTCTTGGTGCTGAACTCGGTGTCGTCGCCGACCTTGCCGGTACCGGCGTCGATCTCGGTGTGGCGACCACGGACGACGATTTCCACCGAATCGACCTCGGTGCTGTCTTCGCGCTGGTAGGCACCAGCGAAGCGCAGCTGCACGGCGTTGTGGCGCACGGCACCGTACTGGCGCAGCACGTCGCGCATCAGGCCGCCGCACTTCCATTCCAGTTCGATCTTCTCCTGGCCGAGGTCGATATCGATGGGGCCGACCATGCCGCCGGCGCGGAACTCTTCCATCTTGCGGGTCAGGGTGGGCAGCTTCACCTCAACAACCTGGCCGAGATAGCTGGCGCCATCGTTGAAGAGGTTGAGGTTTTTCAGTTTGCTGGGCAGGGACATGGGAGCGGTTCCTCAGTGCATCAGGCGGTGATGCGGTTGGCGAAGTCGGCGAAGTAACGGTCGGTGATGCGCTGGCGAAGGTTGAGGCTTTCCAGCGGCGGCACCGGGGTGTAGTCGTAGTCGATGGCCAGCTGGCCGCTGGAGAGCTGCGTGGGCAGATTGGCTGCTTCGTCGTACCAGGCGTTGGCGTCGATCACGTAGCCGCCGTTCTTCAACTCGCGGAACTTGGCGTTGATCGTCTCGATCATGTCCTTCACCAGCGATGGGTGAAGCGGCTTGTCGATGTAGATCATCTGCGCCTCGGCGATGGTGTCGGCCAGGATCTGCGCAGTGCGCGTGGCCGACTCGAAGGCGAACAGCGGGTCATCACTGCAGGTGCGCGAACCCCAGAAGCGGTAGCCCTGGCTGTTGATGAGGGTGGTCACCGCAGCGGCATTGAGCAGCCCGGCGTCGGTCTGCGGATCCTGCAGATCCCAGGTCACGTCCGCGCTGATGCCGGTAACGCCCTGCACCTTCACGTTGGACAGAGTCTTGTGCCAGCCGGTCTGCTGGTCGATCAGTGCGCGCAGGCCGAGGGCGCGGGCCGTGGCGTAGCTGGCGGCTTCCTTCTTGGCCGTGGTGTCCCAGGTCAGGAAGTCCGGCCACATCATCATCAGCTCGCGGTCGCCGAACTTCTTGCGGTAGAGCAGGATTTCCGAGACGGTCTTTGCCTCGCCCACGCCGACATAGGCGATGGCGCGCAGCTTCTTGCAGATCGAGGCGATGCTGGTGGTGACCGCCTCGGTGTCCAACCCCGGTGCGGCGATGATGCGCGGCTTCACACCGAGCTTGCTCTCGGCCACCAGCAGCGCCTGCAGGCCGGTGTAGCGACCACCTGCGACGGTGCCGATGACATTGCTGGTCGTGGTCGCAGCATCCTCGCCTTCATCCACGCGCACCACCACAGTGACCGGGTTGGACTGATCGGCAATGGCGGCGAGCACGCCTGCGAGTGTGCCCTTGGTGCCCGCCCTGGCGATGGCGCCACGCACATCGGTCAGCAGCACCGGGGTGTCGATGGGGAAGGTTGCATCGTCTGCATCCTGACCGGTGCAGACGATGCCGACGATGGCGGTGGCGACGGTGCGGATGGGACGGATACCGCCATCGAGTTCGATGACGCGCACGCCGTGGTGATAGTCCTGAGCCATGGGTAACTCCTGCGGTTATGGGGTTTGGAAGCGAAGCGGGACGGTGGCGCGCTGTGGTTCGCGGCTACCTGCGTGCTGGTAGTCCAGGTCGAGTACAAAGACGCCGGGGGAATCGCCTTGGGCGAGCGCAACGCGGGTGAGCCGTATCCGTGGCTCCCACCGCATCAGGGCGGTGGCGGTGGCACCGAACAGCTGTAGACGGGTGTGATCATTGAACGGCTGGTCGATCAGTTCCGGCAGCAGCGAACCGTAGTCACGGCGTTGGATGCGCGAACCGAGTGGGGTGGTCAGCACATCGCGGATGGACTGCACCAGGTGTGAGGTGCCCTCGGCGCGGCCACCGTTGATGGCGTCCATGCCGATCACGTCGGCGGTCCCGAAGTGCCGCCACCGGGCTGCACGTCGCGGTGCTTGTGCTGCTTGAGGCTGACGCCGCCGGCGATCACATCCTCGCTGGCTTCGGCCTTGCCGGTGATGGACACGTTGCCCTCAATGGTGACCGGCCCGGTGATATGCACGCCGCCATCGGCCACGATGCTGACAGTTCCGCCGGCGGGCAGGTTGGCTGCGAGGGCGTGGGCGGCGCTGTCATAGGCCACGGTGGCGGCGTCGGCAAACTGGATCAGCGCCAGATCCGGGTTGCTGGACGGTGCCGGGAACGCGTTGCTGAACAATCCGGGCAGGGCGACCGCGTTGGCCAGGTCACCGTCGAGGCAGAGCAGCTGGACCTGCTCGCCACGGCTCGGCGGTAGCCACACCCGGACTTTGCCTGCGGCGGGCGTCAGCCATGGGATGAACGCGGTTTCCAGTTCACCGCTGCGCACACGACAGAGCGCGGCGGCGTGATCGACCTCGGTCACCACGCCGTCGCGCATCAGGTTGCTTACTTTCTGTGGCAGGCCGCTATCCATGTGGCCATGCTCGCCGGCAGCGTTCGCGCGCGCACGTAGCGTGCCGCGTAATTCCCCCGCCTACACGGTGTCAGCCGGTAATCAGCGCGCTCACGTCGGGGTTGGCTTTCAAGAACGCGGCCAGACGCTCTGCCGGTGTCAACACAGGAACCGGCGGGCGAGCGTCCACGGCCTGCCACGCCTTGCCATCCCATCGCCATTCTTGCTTGCTGGTCAGCAGGTGGGGAGGCTTCATAGCCACCGCACCTGCGGGGATAAGGTAGGTACCGGATTCGAGAGGGCTTTCATCTGCAACCGTTGGGCCTACAAGGTAGCCGTTCGGATCGCACTGCCACACAGTCTTGGTCTTCATCGCCTCTCCTAATACTTGATCGCGGCCAGTAGCGCCACGTTACGCGGACGCGTCTCGTCGCCAAGGGGCCCGCGTGCAGTGCCAAGGTAGAGCCCATAGTCGTCAACAGTGCTGCCATCTGAGGAGACAACGCCGACGGCGCCGGCAAGCTCCTTGCTGAGGCGCCATCGGTCGCCCCCACCGGCTGCTGCATACAGAGGATGTTCGTGGGTCCGAATCGAGTCCGATTGGGTCGATCCGAAGGCACGTGAAGGATCGATGCCCCGTCCAGCATCCCACCCCCTGATGAACTCTCCGCGAAGGTCAGGAAGGCGGAAGGTCGAACCGTTGGCACTTCCAAACCGCGTACCGATGGCAGCGAACAGGGCCGCATAGGTGGTGCGGCTCACGTCGGCGCCGTTGCAACGCAGCCAACCTTCCGGGGGCGTATCCATGGCGAAGTGACCGACGATGCCGGGCGGCACGAGCTGAGTTACAGAGAGGTCGGTGATATCGACCAGCTTGTGCGTATGGACCTTGGGTGCGAAGTCGTCGGCGTGCTTGCCGTCCACGCTGTCGGCGTCCAGTCCCTTACCACTTCCCTCATCCTTGAGCGCAGCGCCCTTGAGCCCTAGATCAGTGCGCACGTCAGCTGCATCACCTCGTCCCATCATCGCCTTTCCCAGCGTTGACGGCGCCCCTTTTCCTAGCCGTGCGTCGAGCGTGGCCAGCAGCGCGCTGGAGGTTACCGCGCGTTGGCTGTCCTTGCCCGTGATGGCCTCTTCCGCCGTTGCCAGCTCGACCACGCCCTGCACCTCGGTTGTCGCAGGGGGATTGAGGAAATCGGTATTGCCGAACTGGATCTGGTTGGCGTCCATGTCGGCCAGGAGCCAGTCGAGGGCCAGCAGCATCATGGCCTGCGAGGACTTTTCGAGGATCACCTCCGAGCCCCCGTACAGGGCCAGCAGGGTGCCGTCTTCCAGATAGACGGCGATTCCGCGCAAGGGGTAGGAATCGTCCGATTCATCGCGCACAGTCAGGTGAACCACGTCATCGGCAACGGCCTTGCCACCGAAGGTGGTCAGTCGCTTGCGCTCGCCTGGCAGTACCAGGTCGCCTCCGGCTGGGTCAGGCGTGAACGATCGATCGGTCACACCGATCTGCGTCACGGTGACAGCCTTGGTGCCGGTGTGCGCGGCATTGACCAGTGCAGCGCGGCCACGGGTGGTGAACTTCAATCGCATGGGATCAATCCTCAGTGGTCATCTGCAGGCGTCGGTAGGAGGTGGCTCGAAGGGCCGCGACCAGCCCGAGCCTTCCTGCGAACTCGGTGCCTTGGGTAAAGGTGAAATGGGAGCGCACCGGCTTTGTCCGGGTGACCTCGGCGATTATGTCCTCGACGTACTTGGCCGATGGATCTGCACCGGGGCGGCCAGAGAGGGTCAGCACCAGCTCGAAGGTGTGTGGGATACCGCGCGGCTCCTGCTGCCACCACTCACGGATGACCACAGACCCGCCGAATGATTCGATCACCTCACGCACGCTGCCGGCGGTGCCCTTGTGTCGCTGGATGCTGATTGCGCTGGCGATGCGCTGCCGCTTGATGTGCTCAGGCCACGCGCTGTCCCACGTATCGAGCGACATTTCCCATGCCAGCCACGGCAGAAACTCCACTGGGCACGTCCACGGGTCTTTGATCTGGCCGTGCCGCATGGGCATGGTCAGCACCGTGGCGTCTGCCGCTTCCAATGCGCGCTCCAACGGCGTTGCGTTGGGCGGTAGCAGGCTGGCGCTACTCATCGGTGCCCACGTGGTTCACTGTGACCGAGGCGCAGTACGCGGCCTGTGTGCGGCTGATGCTCAGATCGGCTGTGGGGCTGCGCAGGCGAACGCGTTGCACGCCCTCTGTGTGCAGCTGGGCATAGATGGCCGATACGGCGATATCGCGGCCGAGACGGTGAGCCTCGCTCATGTAAGCAGCCAGCCGTCGTCTGGCCTCGGCGATCACCACGGCCGCATCCGGGCCGTCAAAAGTGGTCAGGTCCGCATCGACGGTGTAGCTGACGATCTGCGCCGGCGCGACGGTCACAAGATCGGTAAGCGGGCGGACTTCGCCGCTCTGCAGTAGGTCGTTGACCTTGGCCAGCAGCGCGGCCGAGGGCGTCCCGTCGCCGTCCCGGCCGAGTACGGTTACCACGACCTCGCCTGGCGCCGGGCTGGTGGCGCTGGCATCAAGCACGGCGGTGTCGGCAGAAAGCGTGTGGAAGATGTAGGCACCCTCTGGCCCGGCCACTGAAAGCCCTTCGGGAGCCAGCTGGATGCGGCGTCGAAACTCGGTATCTGTCTCGAACACGGCCGGCGTCCCGGCTTCGGGATCGGCAGGGTCCAGCTGTTTGCGGGTGACACCAAAGGGGGCGGCGAGGTTGTCCAGATCGGCGCCCATCGCATAGGCCAGGAACAGACCGCGTGCGCGCTGGTTGAACTGCTCGCGCAGCACCAGCTCGCGGTAGGCGCTGGCCTGCAGCACCTTGTAGACCGGATCGGATTCGACCAGGGCGTCGTAGTCGGGCATGTACCGCTTGAACTCGGCCATGCGCCGGGCGAGCAGCTGCTCGAACTGCAGCGGCTCAAACACGGCAGGCAGCGGCAGGCGGGAGAGGTCAACGGCGGTAAAGGTAGACACGGCGGCATCGGCTGGGAGCGTGGTTGCAGCTTCCCATCGCGCGCGCGCGTGGTCATCGCGCTGGCCGTGTAATGGCGATGATTACGCTACGGCTCCCGCAGATGGTCGAGGATCAGATCACGCACCAGCTGTTCGTCGGCTGGGGAGAAGCCCAGCAGCTTTCGGCGGGCATAGGTCACGCGTGGACCACCCTTGCTCACGGCGTCGGCACGGCCTTCCTGATGAATCAGTGCGATGCGCGAGACGCGACCGGCAAATCCCACGGCAACCTCGTTGGGGGTGACACGCACGCGTAGGTGCCGGGCCTGTCGAATCTTGGCGAACATCACCCCCCGTTTGATTCGACCGGCCTTAGCGCGGCGCAGCGGTGGATTGCGCCGGGCCGTGTAGGGCGTACCGTCGGGGTTCTTCTGGGTGGCAATGCGCCGCTGCTGCGCGCGGCGCAGGGCCGTACCTACCTTGCGTGCCAGCTTGCCGCGTTCGGCCGGCTGCAGACGCCGCAGGAGCGGTGCCGCCCAGGCTTCCAGCCGCTGCAGATCCTCGTTCATTCGGTGATTGCCGGCAGGGTGGCGATCTGCACGCCGTCGGCCACCAGGACGCCTCCGATCAGCGTATCTGCGTGGGCGTCCTCGGTGGGCGGCTCGGGCAGGTGCTGCAGCTGCACGGTGCCATCAGCGGTGCGGGTGACCAGCACGCGCTCGGTGAGTGGCATCTTGATGGCCAGATCCACCAGGTTGTCGCCCAGCACGTCCACCTCGAAGGTCAGCTTATCCCGGTTGGCAGGGTTGGCCAGCAGTTCGTGCTGGTGACGGGTGAGCCATTGCAGCAGCGGCACCATGACCGCTTCGGGTGCGCCTCCGAAGTCGGTCAGCACCAGGTCGAGGGTATAGCGGTACTCGAACGCCAGGCCCGGCCGGTAGGTGCCGGCCAGCCCACCGCTGTCTACGAAGATCAGCAACTTGTCCGGGTCGCTGGCCAGCGCGGGGATGGCCGCGACCAGGTGCTGCCGCAGCAGCTGCGGCTTCTTCACGGTCCACCCGCCTGTCGCTCAAGCTCGGCGTGCAGATTGCGTGCCAGCTCCTGCAGAGCCACTACCTGCTCGGCGGTGGCGTGGCAGGTGGCGTAGTTGCCGGCGACGGTTTCGGCGACGGCAGAGAGCGGAGTGCCGGTGGCGGGCGCATCAGGATCTCCGGCAGGGCCGGCGGTTGGGTCGCCACTCGCGGCGGTGTCGTGGATGTGCACGAAGCCAACAGGCACAACGCAAGCGGCATCAGCGGTCGCAGTGACATAGACGGGAACCTCTTTGGTGATGGTGTGCCCGCGCTCACGCACTACCTGTACGCGGTCCACGTACTCGGTCACGACGCGGGTAGTGCCTTGGGCCAGCTCCAGCTTGCCGGCCAGGTCGGACTTCTCGGCGTTGGCGGTGGCCAGGGCGCGATTGGCCTTGTCCAGCGCGGCGGTAGCGCGGCTGACGCGCCCCTGCTGGCAGCTGAAAAGACCGGCGGTGGCCAGTACCAATGCGGCCAATGCAAGGGCGCGGTAGAGCATCAGCGCGCCCCCAGCGCCGCCAGGGCGCGGTTGGTCCGGGCGGTGCGGTCGGCCATACCATTGGGCGTGGCGCGGCTGCGGACGTTACCCAGGTTGATGATGCGGCTGACGGCTAGCACGTCGCGCTGGTCGGCGTATGCATTGAGGCCGCTCACCTGCCAGAACGCCGCCGCTGCCATGGCGCCGATTTCCGGTTCGATCAGCAGGCCCGGCTGCTCTTCCAACGGCTGGCCGATCAGCTGACCCATGCTGCGGTAGTTCCCACGGCCGGTGTGCTGCATCGGGCCACGGCCGCGGAATAGGTAGCCATCACCACTGGCCTCGTTGCCGTTGCCGTTGCGGTTGGCATACACGCGGTTGCCGAGCTTGGCCGGCTGGTGAACGAACGCCGCCGCCTCGGGGCCGGTGATGTAGTTGCCGAACACTTCCAGCAGCCGTTCGCGGCTGTAGCTGAGTGATTCCTCAGTGCGGGCCAGGCTCAGGCTTTCGTGGCCCAGCTGTGCCAGGAAGTAGGCTGCGCGTACCGGCGTGTTGATGCCGAAACGCTTCATGGCGGCATTGAGCGGTTCAGCCCAGCGCTGGGCGCGCTGCTGGGGGCACTGCATGATCTGGGCGAGCAGGGTGGTGGTGAGCATGTCATCGGCTCCCGAACAGATGGGCGACGTTGCCGCGAGAGCGGTAGGTGGCCACCAGCAGCACGATCAGCAGCACCAGCTGCCAGATGCTGACGGTGGCGCGCGGTCCCTGCAGCATGATCTGCAGGGCTTGGCCGCCGGTGGCCGTGGTCAGCAGCCAGGCGCACCAGGCGATGCCGTGGCGATGGTTGGCGCCTGGCATGGGCCGGTAGGTCAGCAGGCGAATGCAGATCGCCACGCTGCACAGGAGCGTGGCGGCGGTCAGAAATTCAGTCATCGACGTTCTCCCGTGAGTACCGGGTCGTAGTCGGCACCGTGGTACGGCTGCGCTCGATCAGGGTCAGGGTCAGGGTGATGATGGTTGCCGCGCACAGGAACGCAGCCAGGCCGCTGGAAGCCACGTCGAACCGGCGCATGACCTCGGTACCGCCCATGTAGCCAGCCACCACACTGATGGCCAGATAGATCAGGCGCTTCCACAGCGACAGATCCTTGGCCGAGACGACGAACAGCGTCCCGCCGGCGAATGCGCCGATGAATGCGTCGGTTTCGATGCCCGGCAGCAGCGAGGCAAGGCCAACGCCGGTGGCCAGGGCCACCATGCTGCCGGTAGAGGTTGGTTCGGTCATCTTCAATCCCATAGCTGGACAAGTGGGCGCGTTGCGGCGCCAGTGGGCGATGCGGGCATGTCGGGCAGTTCCACCTCGGTGCCCATGGGAAGCACCGGCCCGAGCAGGCTGATGCCGTAGTTCAATGCCAGGGCCTTCTCGACCATGCCGACTGTTGCGCCCAGGTGGCGATGGCAGAGCGCATCGAGCGTGTCGCCTTGTAGGGCAATGACGCGCATCAGATCAGCTCCACCGTGACCCGGCGCAGCCCCTGCAGATCGCTGATGGCATTGCGGTGGTCGCGCCGCATTTCATCAATGGTCGGGGTCAGATCGTCGGCGCGTTGATTGCCCTGGGCGGTAGCGTCATAGGAACGGTAGCGTTCGTGCAGCTCCACGGCGGTGCAGCACTGCACTGCGCGCCGGCACAGCTGCAGCAGCACCGACTCTCCGTCGAGCTGCTGGGCCGGTATGTCTGCCAGCGCAGCAAAGCCGTCCGCTTCCTTGCGGGCCTGCCACAACGCCAGCTCCCGCGTGACCGAAGCCACGGCCAGCACCACGGTGTTGCGCAGCCGTGCCGGCAGCACGTCACCCGGAACCCGGATGGCTTCCCGCAGTCCGTCCACGTCGATCTCTGGCCAGAATGCACCGGCGGTGACGGGGGCGAGCTTGGGTGCGGGCGATGCGTTGGCGGTGAAGGCGCTCATGGTGTGTCCGTAGGTCGCCGGTGGTCGGGGCGTCACGCCAAGGGAGAGAGGTCTTGGTGATCAGCCCCGAGCCGGCGGGGTCGCGGGGTTCGCTCGGTGTGAGGTCAGTCGTTGGACTGGCTGGCCTCGAATTTCTTCTGCAGGCGCTCGGCGCGCTTGAGGTCTTCCTTGCCGCCGCAGCTGTCATGCAGCTGGATGGCGGTGCGCAGGTCTTCGATGGCCTGGGCGACTGCGTTGGCGCTCAGCGGCGCAGCCTCGGTATCGGTGGCCAGCAGGCTGCGTCCACGCGCCAGCAGCAGACGGGCGCGCACCTCGTCTGGCATGTCCTGGCCCTCGGTGAGCGTGGCCGCCCGGTCGATCACATTCAGGTCGAACGGGGCGCTGGTCTTGAGCGCGTTCAGCGCGGCCAAGCCGATTTCCTCAGCCACCACGCAGGCCGCTGTGCGCTTGTGGGTGTCCGGCATATCCAGACCGTGGGCCAGGACGTACCGCGCAATGTCGAGGCCGGCATCGAACAGCCCGGCATCGAAGTGCCACAGCATCAGCGTGGAGACGATATCGTCCTTGCCGCCGGCGTCCGCCGACAGCACGCCCTCAAGATACGGGGCATACGACGGCAGCAGCGCAGTCTTGAGCTGAGCCTTGCCCTGCGTGGACTGGATCTGCTTCAGCCGGGCGCGGTCGGAAGCCAAGCGCACCTGCATCTGCTGGTAGATCGTGGTCCCTTCCATCAGGTTGCTACCGGCGGTGCGCGCCGCCTCCTTAGAGGCGAGCGCACGCTTCACATGGCGGCTGGCGGGGGTGTCGGCCATGGTCAGATCCCGAACTCGATGTTCTCGGCCACCGCGCCCAGACCGTAGTCCTCCACCACGTAGTCATCATTGGACGACTCGAAGTTGGCGACGCGGTTCTTGTTCGGCTGTTCGATGATGTGACGGCGGCGCGAGGCAATCTGCCAGTACAGCGACAGGTTGCTGAGGCTGGTCACCATCAGCGACTTGGCCGGGAAGAACGGCACGATGACCGGCTGCAGGCCGCCGATGCGCTTGGCGCCCAAGATCAGTTCGGCCGCGACCTTCTCGGTGGGGGCGTTGTCACGGTTGATGATCGGGAAATACTTGTCGTGCACCAGCTGGCGGCCACAGATCACCACCAGGCTGGGATCTTCCTGATGCCACGGGTCGATCATGTTGGCGACCAGGTCCATCACCAGGGCATCGATGTTGCCGTAGTCAGCGCCGGTACCGCCCACCTTGATCTTGCCGCTGCCATCGACGCCTTCGGTCATGACGCGCTCGGACGCATGCTCGCGGTACTTCTGCAGCCAGCCCTTGTTCACATCCTGCAGCATCGGATTGGCGACGCGGTTGGTGTTGATGGCAATGCTGGTGCCGTGCCAGCCGATCATGATCCGGTCCAGTGCCTGGCGCTGGATGATCGCGTCTCGGATCAGGGTCTGGAACTCGGGGCGGTGCGCCCAGGCGTCCAGACGGGCATAGGGCAGGGCGGTATCAAAGTCGGTCTTCTGGCACTCGTAGGTGTTGGACACTAGCGAGGTCGGATCGGACGGATTGCGCTCGCCATCGCCGCTGGTGTCGGTGCGGCCGGCAATGGTGCCGGTGATGCCAACGCCAACCTTCTGGCCCTTCAGTTCGTTCACGCCGACCATGTTGATCGCCTGCAGGAACGTGCTGCTCTCCTGCATGCGGGCTTCGAGGCTCTGCTGAACGGTCGGCTCGACAGAGAAGGTGTTGGCCACGCCGCTGACGTTGTTCAGCGTGGCAACCTGCTGGGTGTAGCCCTCGAACAGGCGGCGGGTTTCGGTACGCATGGGTAGCTCCGGAATGTTGAGAGAGGGTCCGATCAGCAATCGGTGATGTTGGCGGCGTCCACATCCTTGCCACCCGGAACAACCGGACGCTGGGTGAATGCCTGCGGGGTTTCGTCCAGCCTCTTGCGCAGGCCAGCGACCTGAGTGGACAGCGCCTGCACCTGCTCGCGCAGTGCGCGATTGTCCCGGCCGAGTTTGGCCATGGCCGCATCCTGTTCACCCACCGCGCCCAGCAGCTGAGCGGCGAACTCGGCCACGTTGAACTCGGGATCCTCCTTGGCCGGTGCTGGCGCGGCCTTCTTGCACAGGCCCAGGCTCGAAAGGAACGCGACGACCGGGCCGGGGCGACCCTCCGGCTCATCCTCGGCGGTGAACTTGATGACCGTCTCGGTGGCCTCGGTGAACAGGTTCTCCGGGGCCTGCTTGCGGTCCTTCAGCGGGCTGTTCTCCGGGTGCTGCGCCGAGAAGGCGAGCATGCTGGTGCCCAGGCTGGCGGGAGAGTCGGTCACGGCCAGACCGAACAGGTACGCCTTGCCGCTGTCGGCAAACTCCGGGGAAATCTCGATGCTGGTAAAGACCTTCTGCTTGCGCACGTTGACCATGTCGACCAGGTCATCGGTCGGCTCGACCTGGGCGAAGAGCGCCAGCTTCTTCTTGCCGGCGATTTCCACTTCCTCGGCCTTCACCGCCAGCACGTCGCCATAGGCGCGGAACGGACTGTCCGGCAGCGTGCTGCGGAAGTGTTCCAGCCAAATGCGTGCGCCGTACACCTGCGGATCGTAGGTCTCGGCAATCTCGGTGATCTGCTGTCGCTCGATCACGCGGCCGTCGGTGGTCGCGCCTTCGACGGCCACACGGAAGAACTCGGAACGCTTCTTGGATTTGCTGGCCATCTCGCCCTCTGCTGGTGTCGGTGCGCATCGGTTCTCGATGCGATGACCCATGGTCGAATGAGGGCGCTGTAGCGGCAACGCGATCAGTTTGTAAGCCGCTGTTCTACGTGGGTTTTCCGTGTCGCGCGCGCGTGGCGCCGGGCAACCTGTTCACGTGACCAGCGCAGCCGAAAAACTCCACGTCGATCCACGACGCCAAGCCAAGTTCCTGTACTGGATGGGTTGGCGCGTGTGCGATATCGCTTCGCTGATCAGCGAGAAGGAAAAGACGGTCCACAGCTGGAAGGCGCGAGACGAATGGGACCGCGCAGACACCGTCGAGCGCATCGGCGGCGCATTGGAGGCACGCCTGGCCATCCTGATCCACAAGGAAGGCAAGACCGGCGGTGACTTCAAAGAGATTGATCTGCTGCACCGCCAGCTGGAACGGCAGGCGCGCATTCAACGGTACCAGGGCGGTGGCAACGAGGCTGACCTTAATCCGGCGGTGGCCAACCGCAACGCGGCTCCCAAGAAGAAGGCGCGCAAGAACGAGTTCAGCGAGGAAGAGATCGAGCGCCTGCAGACGGCGTTCGTGGATGGCTGTTTCGACTACCAGCGCGATTGGTACCGGGCGGGCAACGAACGCACGCGCATCATCCTGAAGTCGCGCCAGATCGGTGCCACCTACTACTTCGCCCGCGAGGCGCTGATCGACGCGCTGACCACCGGTCGCAACCAGATCTTCCTGAGCGCATCCAAGAGCCAGGCGCACATCTTCCTCGGCTACATGCGGGGCTTCGTGCGTGAGGTGCTGGACCGTGACCTGACCGGCGACCCGATCACCCTGGCCAATGGCGCCGAGCTGTTCTTCCTAGGCACCAACGCCCGCACCGCACAGGGCTACCACGGCAATTTCTACTTTGACGAGTTCTTCTGGACCTACGGTTTCAACCAGCTGAACAAGGTCGCCAGCGGCATGGCGATGCACAAGAAGTGGCGCAAGACGTACTTCAGCACGCCTTCCACCATGGCGCATGAGGCCTTCGATTTCTGGACCGGCGAGCGCTTCAACAAGGGGCGCTCGGTGTCCCAGCAGATCCAGCTGGATGTGAGCCACTCGCGCCTGATGGGTGGCCGGCGTTGTGAGGACGCGATCTGGCGCCAGATCGTCACCGTTCTAGATGCGGCCGGCCGTGGCTGTGACCTGTTCGATATCGAAGAGCTACGCCGGGACTACAGCGCCGAGGAATTCGCCAATCTGCTGATGTGCGAGTTCGTGGATGACAGCGCCAGTGTGTTCCCGCTAACCATGCTGCAGCCCTGCCAGGTCGATAGCTGGGTCGAGTGGGCGGACGACTACAAGCCGTTTGCCGTCCGTCCCTACGGCGACCGGGCCGTGTGGATCGGGTATGACCCGGCCGAGACTGGCGACAGCGCGGGCATCGTGGTGTTAGCGCCGCCGCTGGTGCCTGGCGGCAAGTTCCGCGTGCTGGAACGCCACCAGTTCAAGGGCATGGAGTTCAAAGACCAAGCCGCGTTCATCGAGCAGATCACCAAGCGCTATTGGGTGACCTACATCGGCGTGGACGCGACCGGCATGGGCACCGGCGTTGCACAGCTGGTGCGCCAGTTCTTCCCCGGCGTGACCGTCTTCAACTACTCGCCAGAGGTGAAAACGCGGCTGGTGCTGAAAGCCTACGACGTTATCAATGACGAACGGCTGCAGTACGACGCCGGCTGGACCGACCTCACGCAATCGCTGCTGGCGATCCAGAAAACCATCACCCCGAGCGGGCGCCAGGTGACGTACACCGCAGGGCGCTCGCGTACCACTGGCCATGCCGACTTGGCCTGGGCACTCATGCACGCGCTGCAGAATGAACCGCTGGAAGGCGGACAGGCTGCGCGCGGCACCATGGAGATTTTCTGATGACCGACACTGACCACGGCGCACCCAGCGCGCCGCCGGCGAGTATCGAGGCGTTCACCTTTGGCGAGGCCAGCCCGGTGCTGGAATCGCGTGGCTTCCTTGACTACCTCGAATGCTGGCGCAATGGCCGCTACTTCGAGCCGCCGGTGGATCTGCAAGGGCTGTCGCGCACCACGCGCTCCAACCCGTACCTGCACAGTGGCCTGACGTTCAAACGCAACATGCTGGTGCGCACGTTCCGGCCGCACCGGCTGCTGAGCCGCGAGGCGTTCTCGCAGCTGGCGCTGGACTACACCACCTTCGGCATGGGGTATGTCGAGCGACGCCGTGCCATGTCAGGCGCCTCACACAGCCTGGCCGTGCCGCTGGCGCAGTACGTGCGCCGTGGTGTCCAGCCCGGTGAGTTCTTTCAGGTGCGCGCCGGACGGGTAGAGCATGAGTTTCCCGCCGGTGAGGTGTTCCAGCTGCGGGAGGCGGATGCCGATCAGGAGATCTACGGCCTGCCAGAATGGATGCCAGCCGTACAGGCCGCGCTGCTGAACGAGTCGGCCACGCTGTTCCGCAGGAAGTACTACAACAACGGTTCGCACGCCGGCTACATCCTCTACATGACCGACCCCCAGCCCGAGGGCATGGACGTGGATGCGTTGCGCGACGCACTGCGGCAGTCGCGCGGGCCGGGCAATTTCAAGAACCTGTTCGTGCATTCGCCCAACGGGAAGAAAGACGGCCTGCAGGTGATCCCGGTCAGCGAGGTGGCGGCCAGGGATGAATTCACCGGCATCAAGAGCGTGACCCGCGATGACATGCTGGCGGCGCTGCGTGTGCCGCCGCAGCTGCTCGGCATCGTCCCGCAGAACAGCGGCGGCTTTGGCTCGATCCGGGACGCGGCGACGGTGTGGGCGGCGATGGAGCTTGCCCCGCTGCAGACACGCATGACTGCGATCAACGAATGGCTGGGCCAAGAAGTAATCCGGTTCGCGCCTTTCGACTTAGTGGCAAGCGCAGACTGATGCCACACCGAACGGAGCCTGAAGGCTCCGCCTCGGTTCGCCTCAGAGGTGGCGCTTCTGATTGAGGCTAGGCGGGATCAGCTTTTCCTTGAACCAGATTTAGTGCAGGTCGGTACAGGAAAGCAGCCCAGAAGGAGGGATTGGCCTTGTCACCAATCGTAGTAAAGAAGCCTACTTCGGAAAGGCGCTTGGCAATCCTGAATGATTCTTCGATAGGGATGCCCCAAAGCTTGCTCAAGCTTTCAGTGGTTTGCTCGCACTTCTCTCCTTCGAGTTGATTCAAGTATTCCCGTAGTCCTGGGTACTCAGCGAGCAGCGTCTGCTCGTACCTGACCTTGGATACCTCAATGAGTGCTTCCTTGAAGGGCGCGCGTTCGAAGATCTGTGTGTCTTCAACGTCGGCTGCGCCTCTCTCGAATCGCAAAATCTGGAGCTTTCTGACAGCGCCAAGCAGATGAATCAGCTCGCGTGGAGCAGGATAACCAGTGCCATCAGTCGTTCGAGAGACCATCCACTCGAATGTTTGAGGATTCTTGCCAGAGTCGATCTTGTCTGGCGCCAGACTGTAGAAAAGCGCCTTCTGTGCATCGTAGTCCGAGCGAATAGCGTCGGGATCTACCCCGCAGTATTTGACGATGGATTCGTTGCTGAGAAGGCGCATCACGATAAGGTTGAGCAAACTCTCCGTAGACCAGGCAATGGTCAGGCTCTTCGTGATGTGGCTTGCTTCTGTAAAGCCGCCTTCGGTGATTCGTCTCCAGATGTCGTCTCGCACGAAAATCTTGAGCGAAATGTTTGAGAATGCCTTGATGTCGTTGTAGGCCCGGAATAGAGCACGTAAGGCATTGCGTTCTAGTTCAGGGGAATCTGCAAATGCGACGTCGAGTCTATCAAAGAGCAGCCAGAGCTTAAGGCCGGCGCCCTGCAGGGCGGTGTCGGCCATTTCGAGCAGCTCGTCTACAGGTATGTCGTCAAGACTCTGTTGTTCGGTTTTTGCTGCGAATTCCACTTTTCTAGAAACGCTTGGCGCCCCGGTGGCCGCATCGATGGTTAGCTCATATGCAACAGACTTGGCATCGCGATTGAGCCAGCTCTTCAAGTACGACGTAACTGCTTTGAAGATGGCGGGCAGACCAGTTGAAGTCGGGAGCAGACCGACCTCGCTAAGGCTAGATATGAGTGCGGTCGCGTTGCCGTCACGAACGTCATAGCTCCTTAGGGTGTTTGCAATCAGAGTGAGGCAGTAGAGCTTCCATAGGTACTGGAATGCGAGTTCCGACGGCGGGGGGGCAGAAACCACTGAACGAAAGACAGTCGCACCACGTACATTTTCACCTGCCGCGAGCAGAATTCCACGGTCAAAGAATTCGTTCTCGCGCTTGTTCAATAGCGTGTAAAGGGCGCTCTTTCCGGAGCCCTTGGGTCCATAGACTACGTCGACCTTCCCGGCCTCCATCTGACGCCACTGGTCAGTCTCGACAAAGTACTTCTCAAGCTTCTCAACCTCCTCTTCGGCGACGCGCTCGCCAATCTCCAGGCTGCGCAGCAGCGCCAATTTGTCAGGTGCCATAAGTTCCCTCTTAGTGTTGTGCGTCGTAACGCGAATAGCGTTGGCGTGATCGATCAGCCCGATTATCGACGCGTGAATGCTCAAATGCTACACGTCGCTAGATCTTACGGATTCACCCCTCGCTATCGGCCCGTGGCAGGCTCGACTTTAGCCGGCACGCAGATTGCGGTCTCTTCGGCACCACGGAGCTGTGGCCAAGTGCTCCTCAGACGCTGCCAGTTTTGTCACTTCGCGCCTGCCGTTGCTCAAGCCGATCAAGGCGACCCCAGTTTTCTTAGCTCAATCGTTAGCTCTCAAGCTCTCAGCGCGCACTTGCGTCCTTGTCACGCCCGCCACAGGGCGCAATACAGATTTAGACCGAGCTTCGTGGGGCCGCCAGACAGAGGGCGCAAGATAGATTCAGCGCTTCTGGGGCAAGCGGTTGCCGGTGGCCAATGGCTCAACTCCTAACGCTTCCATGGTGGGCATGGGGACGCCAAGGGTCGTGTTGACCTGATACAGCTGCCAATAGGCCTGGCGGCGTTCGTCTTGGTTGGCGGCGGTGCCCAACGCACGGGAGGCCTTGTAGGCCTGCTCGTGGAGCATCAGCTTGTCTTTGACGCGCAGTCGCCGTGTGAACTCTAGATCCTCAGCTAAGGGAGCCACGTAGGGCTGGCGCAGTCTAGCTTCCATCGCGTTGAACGCCGATATGTAGGCCAGCTTGAACGCAAGAGCCTGCTTGCCCGTGAAGCCCATCGCCAACAGGGCGAACCCGTCACGGCTTAGGTTGTAGATCGGATCGCGGCGGACGGCGCCACTTCCAATGCCGACATCCACCTCTGCCGCTTCGAAGAATTCCTCGGGGACCATCAGCCCAATTTTGGGCTGATGGTCCTGAGCGTCTGATTGCTCATCCTCGTGAGCCTGGCTTTGCCACTGAAACTGCTCCCTCAAGTCGCTCAACAGGCTCTCTATGGCTCGCAGCACGTGGCTGTGGCGCTTGTCGAAGAATGCGGCCACGTCTGTGCTGGTGGTGAAGGCGCAGCCTGCGGCCGACACGCGGACAACTGGCATGGGGAGCTGATCGGTGGTGTTCATCTCCCCATTCTGCCCTTCGTCCCCTAGCGCGCGCACTCGTCTCCCCGCCACGCCTGCGCACTTCATAGGGTGCTTTTTCTGCACGCCCTGCGGAACGGCCCAAGCCCGGCCCTGTATGGCTTTCTCCGGGCTTCGCTGGCACCGGCTCGTCCTGCGGTTCACTGCGCGATAGGGGGCGTCTGTGTGGCGCCCCGTGGCTCCTTTGGCCACCTTCCAGCGGAGCCAATTTTTCAGGTGACCACGGGAACGAGGTAACCAGGTAACACGCGCATCCAAACCGCTGCTAAGTGTCTGATGTAAAAGGGAAAGCGGTGGTTACCTTCCGAGGTGATTGGAGGTAATTTTTCGATCCCTACAAAGTAATGTCATTGATTCATAAGGAAATTTTCTTCCGCTAATGTTACCTCTGGAGAAGGTAATGGGATTACTCAGAGGTTACCCTATTGTTACCTTGATAAATTCAATATAAATCATTGTTTTTAAAGGTGAATAGGTCACTTCTTTCAGGGTGGTTACCTTTATTACCTCTTTCCCGTGGCCACCTGAAAAATTGCACCTTATCGCGCGTAGAGGGGGCTATCAGCATCCCCGCCGCCGCACACGCTCACGCCTGCCGCCCGCTCCCTTGTCGCAGCGTTTGCGACGCCCGGCCGTATCCTGCCGTCATGCCGCTGCCCCCCGACTTCTACTGGACGACGCGCTCTGCCAGCCTCCCCAACGATGCCCCCACAGTCATCGCTTGCAGCGGCGTGTGGGTGGTTGCGATGGCGCAACGGGTGGGCGACGGGATCTGGATCGCCAGTCTTGACCGACACCGGCATGGCCCGGGCGGGGCGTTCCGCTGGTGTACCAGCTACGAGCAGGGCCGCACCGGCGCCGAGATGTGGGTGACTAGGCATGAGGCGCGGCTGCGCGAGGACGTGGCCAAGATCACCGCATACCGGGAGGCGGTGAGGGCGAACAGGTTGGCCAGAGCACACATTCCACCCCCCTTTGGCTGGGAGTAGTGGGGACGCCGGCGTCGGTTTAGGCGACCGGCTGCAGGAGCTGCTCGGTGTTGTTGCGTGGGGGGTTCACAGCGCGGCTCACGCGGTAAGCCCGCATAGCGGGAGCCTCGGAAGCCAGCAGCATGGCGATCGCGTCCTCGGGCTCAGCCGTGAGCCACGCGTCGAGTTGGCCAGGGTCGATCCAGACAGGCATCCGGTCGTGGATGTCGGCGGACACACCGCTACTATCGCCCGTGATGATGGTGAAGGTGCCCAGGTTGTCATCGTCCAGCAAAGGGCTTGCGTCCTCCCACAGTCCTGCAGCCCATAGCGGACCGTCGGCGTGGATGAACCATGGGTCTTTCTTCCCGTCCACGTCGCTGATCGACCACTCGTAGTAGCCGGCCATTGGGACCAAGCACCTACGCCTCTTGAAGGCGGCTCGAAAGGCGTTCTTCGTGGCCACCGTCTCGATCCGGGCATTGAAGGTAGATCCCTGCAGGTTCTTGGCCTTTGCCCATGGCGGCAGCAGGCCCCATGCAAGCCGGGACACCTGCCGGCCCGTTCCGCGATCAAGAATGACCGACGCCCGTTGTGTGGGCGCCAGGTTGTAGCTGGGAGGTATCTCGGCCAACGCCGGCGCGAGGTCGATCAGCGACGGCAGGCCGAAGTCGAGGATAGGGCGTTGGACGAAGCGGCCGCACAT